CCATGACGACCATGCGAGGTGCATATATGTGTCTTCCGTCTTCATCAGTCTCCGGCTCCCCTTGTTCATCAACTTTCATCTCCCAGAACTCTTGGTTCATGATCGAATCGAGTTCGTGGCGTTCTGCGATGTCGGTTGCCGCTATAACTGCTGATTGAATCGAATGTACTATGTCGTCTAATGAATGATCAGCCATGCAAGCTCCGGGTTATTATTTTGTGACGGTGTTTCAATGAGAAGTTTCTTCAAGGCATACAAAGACATTCTGGTCTACCACGACTACGGCCCTCTGTTGTTGTTTTGGAACGTTGCCGACTTAGCCAACAATCGCGTGCTTTGGATGAGCTACGGCGAGGCTCTGGATGGGGGCAATGAGTGGGCCTACTTTCAGTACTGCCTGTACTTTGTTGTGGCCCTGGGAATGCTGTTCAGTCTGCCCAACATTCGGTCTTGCTCCCGATTCGTTGGCACATACTTGCTGTTGTACATCTTCTCTACCACCCGTTTCTTGTTCAACGTGTTCAGTGACCCTGAGTTTGCTGCCGGAGAAGTTGGGCGCAGCCTTGTTGTGACGGGCGTCTACTTTACCTTGTGGGTTTGGATTTACGTTAAAATGCGTGTGGAAATAATGCATAAGGATCTCCGTGGATAAACCAACTGCCACTGCTGCACTTGTCGCCGTCGTTACAGGCGCTGTCAGTGCTGGTGCGTTCAAGTTTTATGAGTTCATTCTCAAGCAGAAGAGAGAGGTTCAGAAGGAAGAAAAGGCCGAACAGGCCCTCTACCGTGATGACCTCATCAAGAGAGTCGAGAAGCTCGAAGAAGAGCGTGACGAGCACCTACAACAGATCATCGATTTGATGACTGAAGTCGCAGGACTCAAAGTCGAAGTGGACTACGTCAAGCGAGAAAATGAAATACTGAAGCTCAAGATCGACGCCATGCGGTGATCACTTCTCGCTTTTTGTGTTCTTCAACCCGTAGTTGTCTTTCGCCCAACCAGCACCTTTCAGGCTGAAGTTGGTCGCACAGATCTTACGGGTCATCTCAGAAAGGCACTGCAAGCAACTGGGGCTTGGATCCCCAAATGCTTGCAGCACTTCTTTCTTTGCGCCGCAGTCTTCACATACGTATTGGTACAGCGGCATCGTCTTTAGTCGTTGAACACAACAGGTTCAGGATCAGGCTCTTTCGATGCCACTGATTCGGTCGCGATTGTTGCAGAGGCCGATGACTTTTCAACAAGTGCATTAACCAGAGACTCAATCATTCCAGCCAAGTGTGAGTCGTCCGTCTTGCGGCTCGTCAATGCATCAATGACTTCTTGTGGAATCGGATTGGTTTGTACATTCACAGTTGTCTGAACTGGGGCACCATTCCGGTATTGAAGATCTTCATTGTTGTCAGCATCGACAAACTTTACGACGATGAAAAGTCGTTCAATCTTCGAAGAGTCATGGTCAATCTTTGTCTCGAAGTCCATGACCATCCACTCGCCATTTGGCTGACTGTTGCGGATTGTCTTGATCATTCCAGCGATTGTTGCGTTGATCATGTTGGCCCATGTGGGCTCAGTCAGATTGCCTTGAAGGTTGTGAAGCGGCCACGAGGTGTCTGCCAACCGTGTTCGGTAATCCGAAAAGCTTGAACTTTTGGATTTGGGCAACTGTTGTTCACCAATGACTTCATTGACTACACGCAACAGAACCGATGTCTGGTTGATCATTGGGCTCTTGTCATCGTCAGACGATGGCCGTGCCCGTTCTCCAAATGGATTTTTTGCTTGTTTAGATTCTTCAAAAAGGCTCATTACGTTCTCCTTTACTTTCTTGAACGATTTGTTTTTTTACTTTCAACTCTCAGGTTTTTCTTTGAGTTGTTTTCTGGATTTCCATCTTTGTGGTGAACGTCTTTACCATCACCTTTCTTGACTCGTTTCAACATTGACATGATTCGACGAGCCCTGTTCCGTCCGGCTCGTCTCTTTTTTTGATCCGGTTTGCTGTGGTATTCCCGGTATTCCTTTTTGTAGTCACGAGCCATTCGGTTGTCCTAATCTTGAAGGAGTGATTCTTCTTTTTCCTTAACCTCTACAAGCTCATCGAGTTGTTCAGTCAAAAGGTTCATGGAGTTCATTTCGGGAACATCGTCCATTTTAACAACGTTCAAGTCTTCAGCCGGCGCATCCTGTTTGCCATCATGATCATACGCACTCGATGTAGTATCGTCCATAGCTACGATGCCGCGAGCAAAGGCGTACCGGAGTCCGGTCTTCAACGCCATCTCGATTGGCCACTGGCCCCACGGAGATTGATTCTTGTTTCTCTTGTATGCGTCGGAGTTGGCTCGACGCTTCTCGATGTCAGCCTTGCGAATGACCACAAAGTCTTTTGTTCCATCTTTGTAGTGAGCAACAACGTAGACCGCAGTAAGTGTGTCCCAAGACTGCTGTGCGCTGAGGTCTGGTACGTGTTCCAGGCTTGGCTCAGTTCCCTCGATTACATGAAATGTATCGCTTTCAAACACGGCCTTGGTCCTGAGTCGAACTCCGTTTCGTGCGGCCAGCTTTGAAAACCCCCGGTGAGACACCTGCCACTGAAGAGTTTTTCCCCTTGGCAGAAGGTACACATCTGGGAGCGGACCACCAGGCATTAGGCCAGTCATTGCAGACAAGGCCACGGCTTGCGCCACTGATACTGGGTCACAGCTATACAGGCGATCGTTGGTTTGTGCTGCTTGCCGGAAGGCCAAGGCAACTCGACCTGCGGCTTTCGCGCCTTCTTCTGTGCCTGCCATGGCTTGAAGGAAGTCGGATGCTTTCGACTCCACAACGTTTCTGAATTGATGTGCTGGATGTAGTGCGTTGCTCATTTGGTTTGTCCTGTGTAGTTGAACCTGAATGTTCGTGTTGGGTCGCCTTCAATCAAATATTTTTTGGCGAGTTCGGGGTGATCGGACTCGAACGATGAACGATCGAAACGAGTCCTGGGTTTGCTCTGAGACCATGTTGCGACACCGGAGATTCCATACGCGGTGCCGATTTGTTCTTTGATTTTATTTTCAAACTCTTTCTTTTGTTTTTCGAGGTCGGCCAACAAGGATCTGGTTTGCTTTAGGTCTTCTGCCAACTGGAGTTGGTCCTCTGACGGTTCAATGAACGTTTTGGATTCCTGCTCAAAAAGCTTTGCCAGGGACTTTGAACACGCAGTCGATCCGTCAATCTCAGGAGGCTTGCCTCCACGAATGTGCTTGTCGTACCAATCTCGAACGTAGTCCAAGATTTTCGACTCTACGTCTGCATCTCGGTAAATGTTGAACGATCGGTATTCGTCTGACATGGTGGCGAACGCAGCAAGGTCGCATCGATCATCGTCAGTGACTGCCATCTGCCAAACGCATTGAGCCGCATAGTAGGGCGGGACATTGTTTGTGCCGGCGAGACCCCACCTGTAATCGAACTTTCGAGTGGACTTAATCTCCAGCAACCACTTCCCAGAATCAGACTTGACGAAGAAGTCAGGTCGAGCATGCATCCATGGCTCTGGTCCAATGATTGGCTTGGCCTCGTACTCTGGTCCTTTTTTGATTTCAACGTTGTTCAGGTGGGCGTAGTGCGCTCCGATTGCCGGTTCGAGGATGTGGCCTCTTTGCGTTGCCGCTGAAGATGAGCTTCCGCTCAGGCCGTGGGCTCTCGCCCATACATCCCAAGGGCTACTCCATGGAGACAATCCCAAGATTGCCCCGATGCTGCTGCTGCCAATGGTCGGTAGATTTTCGTTCATGGTTGGTTTTTTCCTGTGTTTGACTGTAGGGTATCACAGTGTGATGCATATAACATCACTCAAAGCGGACATTTTCTGACTGGATTTATTTATGGACATTCGATCGTATCGAGAGACTCAACCCTCATTCAACAGCCGATTTGGGTTCTGCAAGTGGATCAACGAAACACTCATGCAGAATGGGCTGAGCATCTCTGTTCCGTACTTGCGTGACTTGGAATCAGGCAGGTCGATACCGTCCCTGCGCCTTGCTTTGGCCGTGGAAGACTTCACCAAGAAACAGGTGACGGTTCGAGATTGGGTTGGGCTTTCTCGCAGGTGATTTACGCTTCTGCTGGTTCAGAAGTTTTGAGCACGTACATCATGCTCGCAAACATCTGAGCGAGTTCAAACTCGTTGAGAAGCATTCGATTTAGCTCCGAGGAGCTTCCGGCTTCGCAAACAAACTCGTCATCGTCATCGTGAATCGCAAATCCATTCTTTGTTTCAATCATTGACCAGCCATTCGGCAGGCGTTTGAGTACGTCAATCATTTCACGAGCACCCGATTTTTGTGTAGACCTTTTGCCGCTTGCGAGCGAGTCCATGCATTGCTCCGTCATCATCAACGCAATCGATAACAATCGGATTTTTTTTCTGCGGGTGGGGCCGCATGACCCTGCCGATGCGTTGCTGTACTCGACCGAGAGCTTTTGTCGGAGTCGTGAGCACAACAGTGTCGAGTGACGGAAGATCGAGACCTTCATCTGCGACCGTTGTGGCACATAGGACTTGAATCTGTCGATCATTCGCACGGGTCAATACCTCTTCTCGTTGTTTCTTCGTCATTCGACCGACCAATGGTTCGGCAACTATTTGATGTGATTTGAGCGCATCAGCCATCCAAATGCAGTGATCCACTCGATCGGAAAGCACCAAGATTTGACGGCCTTCCTTGCACGCATCAAGAATACGATCGACAATAACCGAGTTTCGTTGCATGTCATTCGTCATTTTAGTGATGAGCTTTGACCAGTCAACTCTATTTTTAGGCCCGATGTAATGAGTAAAAAACCACTCGATTCGGGGTGGTACGACATGTCCAGAGATGGCCAACTGCTCGTTGGTTATTTCGAACACCGGCTGCCCAAAGTGCCACCACAAAATGGAAGTGAGTCCATCTGGTCGATCTGGAGTAGCAGTCAGTCCAAGTCGGTGTCGTGCTGGCATGCAGAACATGACTGAACAGAAGGTGTGGGCTGGGACGTGGTGTGCTTCGTCAACAATGCAGAGTCCAAACTGTCGTCCGAACTCGTATCGATCGGTGAACGACATGCGTTCAAGTGTCTGGAAAGTCGCAACGACAATCCGTCCAGAGTCGTCTTTTTTGCCCGCGCCATATTGAGTTGCCTTCGAGTTGAGCATCGTTTCAATGCGGTTCATCCACTGTACTGCAAGGTCGTTGGTGTGTACGAGAACCAATGCTTTTGTGTTGTACCGAGTCATTGCAGTCACCCCGATTGCGGTTTTACCGGCACCGCAAGGGGCTATGACGACACCTTCACCTGAGTTGTTGCACCATTCGGTCAGTGCTTTTTCTTGGTAGTCGCGCAACGAAAAGCCTGAGTTCAACTGCAAAGGCTCTGCCTCTGGCATGGTCCTGACATCAACCATTTGACCAAGGTTCATTTGAGAGGCCGCTTTTCTCGGAACCGCCAAGCCTCCACCCCAAGGATGATCGAATGGAATCCGATGGCAAGCGTTGATGTGGGGGTCAGGAATCGGGACATACTTGCCTCTTTTCCTCATGCCCATCGCTACGTTGTATTCAGGGTTTTGAATCTTGAATCGGCTCAGGGCCTGCTCTTCATGATTGTTTCCGGGTGCTAGGAATACTCCTCCACCCAATGCTACTTTACTCATTATGCCTCCTTACTTTTAATCTCTATTACTTCACTTTTAGTCCAGACATACTTTCTCTTGCCTGTAAACATTACTCTTTTCTTTTCATAGCTTAGCTCTCGAAGTATCTCCGAGATTCTCATTTCGTCTCTTCTGTTCATCCGCGCTCTTTCAATCTTCAAGCCATCTTCCATGACCATTGTCATCGTCACGTACCCATGCTGAAGCAGCAGGTAGTTGGTGATTGGCTCGATCCATGGGTCATCTTGTCGGTAGATTTTGCTTGAGTCATGCCGCTTGATGTCCATCTCTTTGTCGAGATACCAAGTCTCACCTGCCTTGAAGGCAACGATGGCCTCGGCCCACAACTGGTCTTTGTTTTCACGAACCCAGTGCAGGTTCACTTCGTTCGTCTTGATGGGCCAGTACCGGCGAGACCCCGTCATGTCATTGATGAACTGGGCCTCGTTGGTGGTACCCGCAAAGACAACGTGGCGTTTGATCGTGATTGCATGACGACCGTATGCTGGGCGGAAGTTGTCCTCTTGCGCGCTCAGGAACGCCTTGGTTGCACTGTTGGCTGACCGTCGCACAGAGTCCAACTCCGCTACTTCGTAGATCCAAGCGCGAGCAATCTGGCTGTACGAGTTTGCAGAGCCGATGTCGAGCGGGGTGTCGGCAAAGTACTGGTCAGTCGCGAGGGTTCGAAACAGCGTGCTCTTGCCTGCTCCTTGATCACCAGCCAAGATGAGTACACAGTCGGCCTTGCAACCCGGTTTGTAAGCGCGAGCCACGGCTTGAATCAGCCACTTTTCTGCCATCTTCCGATTCAGTTCCGTGTCATCACAGTCCGTCGCCTCGATGATCCATGAGGCCAGCCTCGGCGTTCCATCCCAGTGAATGGAGTCCAACCATTCAATCAGAGGGTTGCGCTTGTTCTCCTCTCCAATCAGTTGAGTCGTCGCGCTCACTGCGGCTTCTGAGTACTCCAGCCCATACGCTCGCGAAACCCAGAGTGCGATTCTGGTATCGTCGGTGTCCCGGTAGTCGCGGTCATCAAGCTGAAGGGTGTTGGTGAAACTGTTGAGCCACACTCGACCCCTCCATCGACGATCGCGGCGGAGGATGATGTACAGGTTGTTTTTGTTCTTTCGGAATCGTCCAGTCGGTTGGCCGTTGCGGTCAGTAAACTGATCCATCAGGTCAGTGATCCGACCGTCAGTTTCGTTTTCAGGCAGGCTTGCTTCTTCGGGACGTTGGTTGGGCTGATTGATGCAGTGTTCGGTTTCAGCGAGGTTCAACAGGTCAGCGAGTCTTCTTTGTCCAGCAGCGAGGACTTCATCCAAATCAGCCATCGTTTGACTCCAGCGGTACGCGGTAAAGGGTGTGGTTGGGGAGTTGATCACAAATGGTTGCCGCGTAGTT